CCCGGATGCAACCGTTCCGAAAGCGGCTTTTTACCGGTATTGGGATAAGCTCTTAGAACCTGAAATATCCGCAGTTCGTGGGAAACGGCCCTTTTGTTTCTGATGCAAGCAAGCCTGCAAATACGTCTTTTCAGGCTTTGCGAATAATGTACAATGGTAGTGGAGCCTCTCGCTTCCACTGCCGCCGGAAGCGCTTGGGTTTCCGGCATCCCTCCCATCGTTTTGGGGAATAGTGTAACGGCAGCACAAGTGACTCTGGATCACTTAGTCAAGGTTCAAATCCTTGTTCCCCAGCTAAACGAAAGGCCCGACGTAACAAGAGGTTGCGTCGGGCCTCCTTCGTTCGCTCGTCGGTTGTTCCTGTCGAAAGGTAGACAAAAAGGTAGAAAAGATCAGATCGACGGAACAACCACCGCTCGCCATGTTGACGGTTGCTCGTTGAATTGGTCCGCTATCGACTGAGCGAGAGCACGACAAATCCCGGCGGTCAGTACACAGACGACTTCACGTTTTGCTCTTGTCAGCAAGACAACAGCGAACCTTCGATCACACATCACGGCCTCCATTCTGCCCAAACGTCGGGCGTTACGCTGCCCCAGAACCAAGGTTGTTAATCAGCAACCCTACGTTCCCCCCGCGCGGCGTGATGGTATGCGCGCTATTGCGCGCGTGTAGGGGTTTTATGGCCCCTCTCCGCCGGCCGGTCGATCTCTCATTTGCATGAGAAAGCCACGCCGCAGACGCCCCCTGAGCGACAATCCACGAAACACCGACGAGACCTCGAAGCACCTGCGAGAGTTCGCGGAAGCATTACGCGAAGTTGCCAAGTCGTTGGACGATACCGCTGAGCAGATGGACATCCGGGGCATCCGCTCCATCAATGTCCGTTGTGGGAAGGGGGCCAGCGAGTATCTGCTGACAAAAATCAGGCCATTTGCCCAAGACGCACGCCGAAAGGTGAGGGAATACGGCATCTGACAGCGCCACCCGGCCAGGGGCCACCATCGCAAGCGTCGGGGTCGGCCGAACACGCTGGAAACGGCGGTAGCCGCGGTCATCTACGTGGCCGGCGGTGGAGGCCCGCACCAACGGTTTCGGCGAGCGGATCCGCCACCGGCATGAGCGGCGAGGTTGCCGGCGGCATCGGCGCTTGTGGCGGGGCAGCCGACGGGCCGCGTCGACCATCGCCAGCCCCGGCGTGCGGTGATGGCCACCATCGTCATAGCCGGCGGGGGTCGATCGACCATCGCCACGGCTGCCGGTGCCAGCAGCTTCGGCGGTAGCGCCCGGGCAACCTTGGCGTCTGGCGATCGCCCACCGCTGCATTCGGCGTGGCTCGAGCACCGATCGGCATGGCGGTGAGGTCCGCCACGCCATCCACGGCGATGGCACCAGGTTCCCGAGGGCCAGCCGGGCAGGCCGGCTGCGGGGCCGGGGGGCTTGCCTAAAGGTGGCCGGGATGGGAGGCTGTAGTTTTGCCTCTCGGTGGCATCCTTGATGACGAGCACGCAATGGACAAGATCACGGTGTTGTGCGAGTGTGGGGCGCGGCTGCTCGCGCCGGCGGACAAGCAGGGCAAGCAGGCCAAGTGCCCAAAATGTGGGGCCTGCGTCACAATCAGGGAGACACCGCCCGATCTCCCCACGGCACAACATTCGGATGTCCGACAACCCGCAGAAGAAACCGTCCCCTTGCCTCCGAAGAAGTCCTACCGAACTGCTCTCCTCATAGGTGCTCCTTTAGGGTGCCTCGTTGTTCTGGTCGCTGGGATTCTCGCCGTTCTGCTTCTTTGGTCTGCGGTTCCCCTTGGCCCGGCGGTCAACGCCGCACGCGATGCCGCAGCGATCGTAGCGGCGCGGCGCAAGGCGATTGACTCGCCTTCGCCAATACTCTCTGCGCCGGTCCCGAAAGATTCTGATTCAGACCCAGATTTGGTCATCACGATCGAATCCGTCAAGTTGGGAAAAGTAAAGGTCCGGTCTTCGATGCTCAGCAAATCTTTGGACTCTGCCGACGCATTCACGGCCGTGCAAGTGACGATCCTAAATCGTTCGGCAGACAAGAAGGTAGAGTATCGCGGCTCGAAGGACGGGTTCCGCTCACACGCTTCTCTATGCGATGATTTGGGCAACACCTATCAAGCAGTCGATGTTGGCATGGAAGGGGCGGAAGGCCAGATCGAGCGCGAGTCCATCTATCCCGGCAAGTCGATCCGCGACCTATATGTCTTCCAGATCGCCGTACCGAAAGCGAAGCGATTTGCCCTTGTGATTCGCGGGGAGGCTTTCGACAGGAAACAGCCAACCATCCTCAGTGCTGACCTGTCTATACCGCGATAGGGAAATTGGCTTGCCACCCCGACAATCATGGTTCTGGCAGCCAGGCACCAGAGCGCCGGAAGCCATAGACCTCGGCGATCAAAGGAATCATCTCCAGCGGGAGATCGACGCCGCCGGCGTCCTTCCCGCGCTCATAAGCATAGAGCGTAGCCAGCGGCACGCGGCGGCCGAGGCCGGAGAGCCGGTCGGCCAGATCGGACATTGAAAGGCCACGGTCCAAGCGGAGTTGCCGCAGGCGCGCCGAGACATGCGCGGCATAGGTGGTAGCATCGAGGATGGCGGGCGGGCGGCCCATGATGGAACCCGATGGTCAGTGGGAAGGCAAACTTCAGGCTATTGGGGCCAGAAACTCGCCTTCGATCTTTGCACAGTCCACCACGCATCCCGCCTTTTGCACGTCCGCAACAGCGGAACGGATCGCCGATTCGAGGTCATTGGCCTCGCGGTGGAAGTATACGAAGGGAACGCCGTTGGACACGCCAAGAGTGCCATCGTCGCAACCGGCCTCATATAGGGCGTCGCCCAACTCCTCGGTCATCTCGATCGGTTTCAGGATTAAGCGGAACTCGAACGTCATGGCTACCTCCCATGCTCACAGTCGTCCACGGTTTGGCGTATATCCCTCGCGTGCCATTCGGGGACGCGAGGCGTGCAGAAAACGGAAATGGCGCAACCAGTGCGGTCGCCCTTGGGGCAATATAGCCTGCCCCAGATGTGCGCTCGCGGGCGTCCAGGCACCAGCCGCCAACCCTTCGACAACGCATAATCGACCGCCGCCCGGATGTGCTTGTTCTTATGGTTGTTCATTCCATTCCCCGCTTCCTTGAACTCCCATATTATAGCATTCCTAGAGAATCCGTCAAGGGCGGGTGTGGTTTTTAGGGGTCTGTTTCGCGCAAGATGAAGTAGAGGCTGCCGGGGGACGGTGCTACTGGCATCCCGTCTTCCCCTCCCACTTCTCCGCCTGGCGGATGGCCCATTCGATCATCCATTTGGTGCCGGTTGGCGCAAGGGGAAAGCGAGCGACGATCTTCAGGAGCCAACCGCGGTTGTCGGCCTCTTGCTGCATCTTAGCCGCTGTCTCGTCGATGTGTTCGCGGTTCTCGGCGGCGGTCCAGCCGTTCATCATGGTAATCCAGTCGCCGCAGCCGCAATCGTGCGTTACCTCCTGACGTGTGAGACGGGCAATAAGGCGGTGTAGTTCGTCGCCGCAACCGTGCCCGCCATGTTCCCAACTGTGGATCGGACAGGGCCATGTCGCGCATCGAAGGGCCGCTTGGCCGATCGCTTCGTCTGTCCAGCACTTCGGACGATTCCAACAGCGGTCGCAGATTTTGCGTAGCGATGTCTGCGTCTCGGCCGTCCGCTCAGGCTTGCCAGAAGTAAGCCATTGCACCACTTGCCGCGCCGTATCAATCTCCAGAGGAGGCAACCCAAGTTCATCGGCGGAAGGACGAAGATCGGGACTTCTTGGACAGAGCACGAAATAGGGAAGCACTGGCGGCTTCTCGTAAACCGTTCCGCACACGTCGCATACCAATTTGTCTTCATGCTTCGTCAGAACGCAAAACATCACGAACTGCCTGGGGCAAGGGAGAAGGAGGCATTTTGGAGATTGCACTGGTCGCCGATCTTCGTGAGATATGTCCAGCCCGTTACCGGCGAAAAAGTGCAACAATCTGGGGCGGTGGTTCCCAAGACCTTTCCCCACCAATAGTACGTGTAACCGTACTGCGGAGCGCCGTGCAGTCCGAAAAAATAGTTGCCGGCCGGAACAACAAGACCGTTCCAATTCGTTCCGCTGCTGGTGTAGTAGAGGTACAAATACCAGTTCATCACAGCCGGCTGGCAACTTCCTTGAACCGAGTAGTAGACGTACCAGCAGTCCAGCCCTTGGTTATTGTAAAGCGCGTAGGTTCCATCGACACCGTTTGTGCCAGTGACGGAGAGATTGAAGATGCAACGAGTCTTTCCGGTTGCGCAACGCGAGGAGTTGCAGGTACAGGAGACGGTGCATCTGGAGAGGTGACCTCCCTTGTATGCCAAGTGAGCAGATTTTCTGCAAAGTCTGGCCATATCAGCAGGGGCAGGCAGCCGTTGTGGTGTCGATTTGAGTCCACCCGCTTTCGTCCCCGTCGAACATTCCAACGGCCGTGCGGGTCTTGTCCTGAATGGTGTGTCCAGTATCTTCGTACTGCCACGCCGTCATCGCCGCCTGCGACTTGTAGACCACAACCTCGATCTGCCAATCGGCGCCGTCGCGGTAGACCCAGCAGACATCGCCAGACGCTCCGGCGCATTTGCGATCGTTCTTCACGCCCGTCAGATTGCCGCTCGACAACGCCGGCAACTGACCATCGTCGCAGGCTGAAACGCTATCTACCTGGATCGTGGTGGTGGAGGTGTGAAGGACGGCGTGAAGAGTGCCCTTGAGACGGTTGGACAGCCGCTTGGCAGGGACGAAGTAGTTCTTGCCATCCGGCCCGACCGTGTACCATCCCCTCGCGCCCTTTGCCGTGCTCCCGACCGTATCGCGGCCGAGCGCCCGCGTCGATCCGCCGGGCATATCATTGACCTGAATCGGGTCGGCGCTCGTGTCGGCGTCGGACATGTTCGCTAACATTGGGTAGGCGTCTACATCCGTGTCGCCTGGCTCCATGTCATCCTTCAGTTCGCAGGGCGTGAGAGGCGAGCCACCAACTCCGAGTTGCACAATTGCCCAGACGATCGTGCCATCGTCACTGCTACTGGTCGCCTCCCACCAGAGAATCTTGGCGCCGGTGCTACCAGAGCCGAGATACGTCGTCTCGTCGCCAATAGTCTGCGCCTCAATCACGTCGCAAAAACGGTCATCGAACGAACCGACGTAGACGCGGACGGGTACGACGCCTGATAGACACGCCCTGCGGGAGACTTCATCGCTGGCGAGAGGCTCTAAAACCACGCACCATCGGCCACCGGCGTGGTCTTCGACCGTTGGCGCGACACCATTCAGCGCCGTGACGTTAAGGAACTCGTCGATGTTGTCCTCTGGACCAAATAACGGGCCATCCAGCCCGAGGATGCCATAGCTGGCCGTCAGGTCGGCCCCGCTGCTGTTCTTCACGGGGAAGAGAGTTTGATCCCAATCGACGATGTTTTTCTGATCGCCCACTCCGGTCCGGCTGTATCGTGTCTTCCACCAGCGGAGCATGTCGATGGTGTCATTATAGACCGTGCGACTCTGGTCGGTGATGAGGGCGTTTGCGGGTAGTTTCCTGTAGGTGTCGCCCATCATATCTGCCCATCACGTTCCAATGCCGAGAAGTGAAAAGTTGAAAGCGTCGAAGACGCGGTCCACGTCAACCTGCTTGGGCTTCACCGTAAGGCTCTTGGACCCTTCCTTCGGAGCGTGGCAAATCGATAGCACGTCCCAACCGACCTTCGAGGGGATGGTGATCGCGTCGTCTCCGATCCCGATGGTGAAGTTGGTGGCGGTCGGCTGATACTCGAAATGGA